AGAAGAAACATCTGTTCTTGGACGGTTTGCACCAGTCTTTGTACTAACAAAAATTTGAGCTGCGCCTACAAGTACGTTTTTTACATTAGCTGCCATTTATTTATTTTCACCACCTTTATATTTATAAAGTTTGGCAAATCTTCCTCGTATCACAATAATAGCATAAATCAATCTAAATACGAATTTAAAACCTTCCGTTTGAGCCTGTTTTTCTTGAATATGAGTAGGAAAATGCAGTACTACCCATTTGATAATCACCTTCTGAATTATATGGCTCTGGAGAGAATACTGAGTCTATAGAGGTGTGATGATATATAAATTCTGTTTCATTATCTAAATAAAGATTAATATCTGTAGCACTATCGTCATATCTTCTAAAAAGATCATGTATAAGATTATTTATTTGATTAATAACCTCATAATTTTGAGATATTGTAGTTATTGTCATTGACTCATCCGTCATCCACCATTGAACAGGAACAACACGAGTTTCAAAATCATAAATTAAATATGTTTTTCCTGGCAAAAGATTATTAAATTCTGGTACTTGCTGTGCTGGAATAATTGGAATTAAACTTTGATTAAATCCGTCTGCATAGTAATCATTTTCATCAAGTATCTCTGCATTTAAAATTGAATCCCAAATGTACTTTCTAATATCAGAAGAAGCAACTTTATTATAGTCCGTCATACTATTTTCTCTCCCTTAGAGTATTGTCTCAATAAAGCAATGACAGCACTTTTTACTTGTGCTGGGCCAGCGCCTTTATTTTTTAATACATTTGCTGCGGTATTTGATATTGATTTATTTATTCCAGAAATGTTAATAACTGTTTGCGCTTCAGTAGCAAACCATTCTTGAAAAAATCTTTCAAAAGATCCTTTTACTTCTTTTCCGCCAGGTCTATAGTTTCTAATCAATGTTCCAGCAGCAACAAATTTAGCAGATCCATTATCGGTTATTGGCAAACTTCTTCTTGTTCTATATATAATTGGTTTTCCAGTTTCCATAACAAATGCTTTATCTTTAAAAATACTTTGTTTAGAAACAACTCTACCTGATCTTCCAGGCTGTCTTAATGCTGGATTAATTGGAACTGGTTTCTTTGATTCAAAGAATACTGGTTTAATAACAAGTTTTCCACCAACATTTGCTTGTTTATATAAAATAAAAAGTCTGGATGTTAATTGTCCTACTGAATTCCATTCATAAACATGATGAAATTTTTTTGGATTTCCTTTTGCTGCAATATTAATTGATTTTACAAAAGCTTTTCCAGCTAAAACAAAAACCGCATCGCCATATGCTTGCATAACATCTGCTTCTTTTAATGCAGCAATTCCTCTTGTTTTTAAAGTTAATTCATTATTAATATTTAAAATATTAACTTTATTTGCTTGAAGTGTTATCATTTTGAACATGTACCCTTTGTAAAGTTACTTCATAATAAGATATTCTTCCAAATGGATCTAATACTGCATGTGAAGCTGTTACTTCAAAAATTGTATCTGGCGTATCATATCTATCAATTTCAAAAAATATTTGTTTTCCATCATTTGATCTAATTGCAGATACTCTCCATCTTTTTGACATTGGAATTAAACACTTCATTTTTAATTGAAGTTTTTCGTCATATTCGTTATGAGTACCAATATCAAATCTTTTATTATCGTATCTGTTTCCGCCACCTGAAGCTTTTAAAGGCTCAATCTTACATTGAATTGTTCTATCATACAACCACTCTCTTTTAATAGATCCGCTTGATTCTGATTGTGTATTTTGTTGTATTAGAACATCTGCAGACATATTCATTATGCTGCCAATATAAGAATCTAACATTAGATTATCATCATTCCAACTGTTCTGTAGTTATCTAGAATATTATCTACAATAACATCTCCAGTACCGCTGAATGCTCCTCCGTCAAGTTCAAATGAAATTTCTGATAAATCAACTTTCTTCAAATATCTTTCACGCCACTGTGCGTCATGAGATAAAACATTTCCAGCTAATTTCATAGCACACCAAGATATATCTTGTGGGACATAGGTCCAACCCATTTCTCCATAAAAATTATAACGAGTATGTTCTCTAAATCTTCCGTAATAAAGAATGGTTGGATCAAATTGTCCTTCATAAATTACATCAGTTGAATTTTTAATTATTCTAACTGCTTTATTTGTTGTTGTTAATTCTACTTCATATCCAAATGAATTATATACTGGGTCTTGAGTATAATCAATTACAAGAACTCCATTTTCATATACCTGCTGTATATTAACCATGCGCTGGGTTAATTCAATTGCATCAGATCCGTATCCAAATTGCTCTTGATTTCCCCAATATCTTCCAAAAGATTGATTGGTATAAGAATCAATTTGATAACGTGCTACTCTTTCCGCATATATTAATTCTTCTTGAGTTCTGTAGTTTAAATCTTGTGGTCTAGTCCCAAAATTATAGTAATCAACTATTTTTGCAATAGTTGCATATGGAGTAAACACTTCATAAAAATCTTCTTGAGAAACGGATTTACCATTAATTTGATAATCCCATTGAACTCTTAAAACTCTATTTAAATTAGTATAAGATGGATCTAAATGAAATGTATATTTACCAATTTGTGGTTCATTTGTAGCAGTTCCTCCAGATCCAATTACAGTTCCGTACTGTGCATCTGTAACTGAAACTGTTACATTACCATCTGCGTCAGTCAGTTGCCCGTTAACGTATATTTCAAATTCTGCAAGCTCCGTTGTCCCTCTATAAATTTGATGCAACTAACTTACCCCCATTAATTATAAAATTCGTGTACTTCTTTCGGAGTGGCTGGTCTAAAGCCAATCTCGTTATCAAAAATACTTTGTGCTTCATCTTCAGCCATAGCAATAAAAGGATGATCATGTGTAAAAACATATCCATGAGTGCTATAGGAAGGATTTGCTCTATCCATTTTTACTAAAATAGTATTTGCTTTATCTAGTTTTACCTTTTTCTTTACTTCTTGATCAGACTTTACTTCAACTTGTTCTGCTCCTGTAAATTTAGCGTACATGTCATATGTAACGCCTTCATCTTGCAATGCTGAAATAATTGACTGTTTTGTTGTTTTTTCTGGTAACTCTATTGCAAAGCTTTCCGCTACTTTTTTTAAATCATTAATTTTTAATGTATCAAAAGACATTTTTTTCCTTTCTTTTCACATCCATTATACCACTTTACATATATATAAGGGAGAGGACGTTTGTCCCCTCCCTTATATTTGCACCTAAAGGATATTTTAGAACGTGCCTCTTGTTCGGGTATCAGCGTTAGATACCAGCGAGCCATGTGTTACAGAACCGAGAGAACCGAAATCAGTTCCTCCGACCTTGATATTCTTAACGATAACATGTGCGTCATAATTCTCGAATGCACAACCAACACGGATAAAGAGTGTGTACTCAATTGTATCCTTCTTTGGTTGGAAGAGACGGTAGACAACAACGTCACGCTTGATACCAACAATGAAGTTCTGTGGGAATGTAAGGTGAAGATCACCGAACAATCCAGCAGATGCATCATATCCTGAATCACCATAAGCCTTGCCTGTTGAATCACGAGTTTCATCCATTAACGGAACGTTAATGACTGGGATACCAAATGCAAATGGAGTAGTAGAACCTGGTCCTCCATCGTTTGCAACAACGTCACCACGGATTACGCCAGAAGCGATATCCCATGGATTGACAGAACCTGCACTTGCAGTAAGATTATATAGATAATCCTGAACAAGATTAGATCCTGAGAAGAATCGAAGTTGATTTCTGCGTTGCTTGTACTTACGTGGCATTGTCTTAATTGCCTTGTTAAATACAGCCTTGTCCAATCCCTGTGCATTTGCGTCAACGACGTGTGCATTAGCGATTGCATTAGCACGGAAACCAACGAAAGCTGACATAAGTCCGCTTCCCGATCCTGTTGCATTGATGAGTGTATCTTCAATATCATTTCCAGCCTGTGTTGCCATCAAGCGGGCGATATGATCTTCAAGATCTGGTCCTTCAATGTTATCCTCCAAAGCCTCAGCCGAAAGTTCCCAATCGAGACGAAGCTTGCGAGTCGTGAGAGAGATCTTTGAAAATGTTGCTCCAGCAACCGTGAATTGGTCACCAGCTGCATTGACGTAATCACGAGGATTCTCTTCTGCTGCAACTGTCATTAATCTCTGTCCAACAGAAACACGATCAATTTCTGTGGTATTGCTGCGCATACGAATTGTACGAGCT